TACCCAAGCACCATCGGGTTTAGCAAACCAGCTTTCTCCATAAAATGGTAACTCTTGTGGTGTATCATACGTTGTATGATTTCCAACAATAAATCACCACCAAAGATTAAGCGTTGTCGCCTCTCCTTCTGTTTACTTATAGTCGTATGTTCGAGTTTCATAAAAACATTCAGCACTATCAATAATTCACTAACGTCTTCTCCTTGCTCTATACGTCCTACTGCTTCTTCCAACCAGCTAAGACATACTTCACAACTAAACACACTATCCTTATCCTTATGCTTACTACCACAAGGAGCATCTTCCATGAAGCGAACTCCAGGTGTTTTATCTCCAGTCTCGCCCTTAATTATTGCCACGGCCTCCTTAAAACTAATTGTGCCACAATACTTAAGCGGTTTATGCTTAAAGTTTATGTCCAACCATTTCTTAAAACCCACAGCTTGATACTTAAAGGCGGGAGCTTCAACTCCCTTGATAGCGATTTGCTTGACACTATCCTTCTCCATCTTAGAACTCATATCTGGCATAACGAACTCATCAACATCTTCCTGTTTTAGTCCGAAATCCTCAAATTTAAGCCCCATATCTAGATTAGGAGGTGCTTTAACAAAACGCCTACCAACTACGCTGATTACCTCAGCATTGGGAACGTAGGGCTCTAAGTCAACATCACCCGCATCCTCTTTATCATCATCCACTTCCAGTTCGTCTAAAAAGCCGGGGTCCGCCTGACTTACTTGAAGACTTTCGTCTCCATCTTCGTCACTTGGAACCTCCGCCCATTTAGTAGACTTAGTAACTTTGGGCAGTATAGACACACCCTTACGGGTGACCTTAACTGTTCCATCATCTTTATCGTCATTCCAAACTTCATGGATAACTCGGCCAAATTGATCATGCCTATCAACCGAAGGACGCGTTGGATACTTCTTCTCCTCTTTAACGATTTGACGACTTAATCCACCACCCCCTCGGCTCTTAACATATTCATTCAAGCCTCGAGTCTTGCGCGCTTGCCTCTTTGACCCCCGCGAAAACTTATCCTTCATACCCATCTCCGCCGCAGCCTTTCTAGCAGCACCACGCTTGTCACCGGCATGTTTAGTGTCGGTGTCTCGCATGTTGTACTTATTAAGGGTGCGCCTTGTGACGGGCACTAAGGCACCATCCTGTACTTCACTCACTTCTATACTAGTAGGGTTAGTTACGTCAACTTGAAGCCAACGCCCCCCAACTTTCACATGATAAATCTCACTACTCATATTGTCCCTCTGGACATTCATAGTATTGTTCTCTATCCTGTGATAATCAAGGAACTCAGCAAAGTTGAATTCACTTTCCTTCCCAGCAACACGCCCAAGCATAGCTCTAGCCTCTTGCGCACCAATTTTAATCCACTCTATAAGAGTGGTATCAATGCCCTCGAGCCTATTACACTGCCGTGGCGCATATTCTCCTGTATGTATTCCTACAACTGCACTTCCCTTAAACATAGGCATACCCGAATTGCCGGGGACCGTCGAACCCACATGCAAATACTGACTATCACCCAACTTCTCTGTCACAACGCCGGGAGTTATTTTAGATAAATGATCCCAGCTCTTGCTAGAATCAGCTTCTGTAAAACCCCCGCCTAATATGACGAAGTGTTCTGATAATTGTGTCGGTACAAGCCTGGCGGTGCGAAGGCCCCAACTGGAATGTAACAGGACCAAGTCCCGATTTGCGTGCCGCTTATGTATTGTCGTAGGTCTGCTCACTAACTTCTGCGTCTGCGGATCGTATTGAGTGATATATATATCACTGTCTACGATAGCAGGCGTATCAGCCACGTGTGCATTCGTTAGGACTACACCTTGCGCCACATTCAAACCCCATCCGACGTGTCGAAAATATTCGACCCCATCCTTGGTCATCTTGGCTGAGATATCTACTAGGTAGTCAGTACACTTCTTCACATCGGTGCTCTCACTACTTATAATAGGTGCCTCATTCCTAAACAACCTAGGCAATTTCAGGTCTCTCTTCTTCTCCACAAGGACGAATACTCCATTCAAGTACTCCAAAGCGGTATACTTATACTTAATGCCATCACCCTCTAGGATGAAGCCATCTTTCTGTTCCGCCACTTTCCGTTCCTGTTCCCTAACCCGTAGGCTATCTTCCGCCTGCGCACGAGTTCTCTCAACTGCCCACAAATATGTAAATAGATTACCCATTGTAATACAAGTGAACACCACGGCAGCGTAAACCTTAATGGTAGTGGCCACCACCTTGAGATAGTCCTTGAAATAAAATTCTCCGTGCAGTGCTTTATACACTACTAACAGAAAACATAAATACAAGAACACCCCCATGATGACGCCCAAAATCATATTGATAAACGTTAACACATGGACAAAATTCCCAACCATCTCACTGCAGTACAAAACCAATTCCTTGGTAACTCCGGTGTAATAGAAGAGAATATTGATTGTTGATCCAACCCATGGCACTAAGCCGA